CAGGAGACCAGTATGTTATCAAGAGTCGGGGCAAAGAGATGACTTACGGTTAGCAATGGAAGATGTTGCCAAAACCGTAGAGTATATGTTAGAATGTAGAAGTTGAGGGCGATTAACTCAGCGGTAGAGTGGCCTCCTTACAAGTGGTAAGTCACTGGTTCGATTCCAGTATCGCCCATATAAATAACTCAAAACTGAATACGGTCAACTTATAATGGACAATATTAAAATAAGGTGCCGCTCTTGTAATAGAGAGTTGGAGGGGCATCCGACAAAAACCGTCACGTGCGGTTGCTCTAACATGGCAACTATTCGTGGTGATAAGATTTCAGCACTTGACCTTTCAAATGTTATTATGTTGAACTCTTGCCACAATAATAAGAAGTCTGGTGTTTTATCACAAGAAGATATTATGTGGCAAGAGGAAAGAAGAAAGCGTAAAGTTAAAAGACTTGATTTTGAAGTTAGATAGGTCTTAGAATACAATCATCATCATATCTTGCATAACAAAATCCATTAGGATATAAGTTGCCAAAACCTACTCTTTTGGCAACTAAGTATCTTTGATGCGTTCCAATTGTTATTGATGTCTCATTAAATCCATCATTTATCTTTGGACCATAAGGTTTCGCTGCCAGGATTATACCTGGTTTTGGTTGATATCCGCACATTCCTTCAGATAGTGCCTCTATCAATTGTTTGAATAGATTGAACACAATTCTAGTCCTGTCTTTCATTTCATATTGATATGGTTGCTTAGTATATTTTGCTTCCCATCCAACATCGGCAAGAATGGTTTTCTCTCTAAATCTAATGATGTCACAAAGACTTGATAGTCTTTCTTTTATTTGTGTATCTTTTTGTTTTTTTAATTCTAGAAATGATGGATAGATATAACTTTTCTTCGTCGAATATGGGATGATGAATAGATAGACTGCCATTGCAGATCCATCTTCGCAATGGTAGTTTATTTGTCTTTTCTTTTTTGACTGCTCTGGATAGATGGGCGACCTATCTCTATAACCAAGTTTATAAAGAAGACGCTCAAACTGAATTCTATTCTTTGATGGGCGAATATATTTTTTGTTTCTTGGTAATCTTATGAGCACTTGACACAAAATCTAATACATAATATAATTATAACATCACTTGGAAGAGTGGTCGAGTGGTTTATGGCACTGGTCTTGAAAACCAGCGAGGGTAACACCTCCGTGAGTTCGAATCTCACCTCTTCCGTTTTAAATTTAACAATATCTTAAGCACTTTGTTTATTTCAACACAAAGTTGACACTTTCAAAGTGCTCACTAGAATAACTAGTAGATATTAAACCTAAACCCTATGGATCAGCACACCTATAATAATTGGGTGAAGATCAAGGAGACCTTCGAACAGTCTGGCAACACAGACAATATGTTCTACAAAAGAGCTGTAGAAATTGTAAAAACTAGAAGAGACCCTCTGGCAAAGTTTCTTGGAGATGAACCGTGATGGAACCTCAAGACGAGTTAGTAAGTCGTGCTGAAGTTCAGGAGATGATTGATGCAGCTATCAGAAGACACAACCGTAATGCTTCTATCATTAGTATGTGCGTCGGTTGGGTGGTTCTTGCTTTATTTGCTGAGGGACTATTAAGACTTATCGGGGTGATTCCACCCTTACTTCCGTGGCTCAAAATCACTCTGAACTAATTTTTTTAGTTCCGTGGTTTATTCTTTTGGTAATCGCTCTATCAATGTTTATACAGGGTTGGATGATCATGAATGCTCATCATGGGTATTCAAAAAGTCCAAAAGTTAAACATCCAGAAATGAACGACGTTAAAGCAGGAGATCCGTTACTAGTGTTAAAAATAACCGAGGAAGATTTAGAACATCTTCAACGAAGAGTACTAGAACAAAAAATGGAAGAACTATTTGAAGAACCATCTACATATGAGGATGAAGAAGAATGATTTCGCATTTATTCATCTTTGGGTTCATTTTTGTGCTAGTATGGGCAATGAACCTAACATGGCCAACTAAAAACCCTAAGTTTAAAAAATGACCATACCATTTTTTATTGAAGAACCCATCACTTGGAAAAAAGTTGAGGTTCCACAAGACATTATTAAATACTGCGACATGTATACCCTTGACGCAGACCGTGAAGACCTTCGTTATATTGACTGTGTGTGGATGCATATGGGTTACTATGGTGTCCCTAAGCACATTATGAAAGCAGTCAGGGAAGAAAAATCAGAACTACCTGTAAAACCAATTTTCGACTAGAATGAATCTTACTAACGAACAAACAGAACTTCTCATTGATGCTATCTGGAAGCGTCAGCATCACTTCATTGCTGGCGATAGAAGATATCGTGAGTATGGACAACTTCTAGAGATTCTTGAAGCATCTCTACCCTACAAGTACACCAGAGACGAGTTTAAGTGATGGAAAATTTATTGGGAAATGCTCTTCTAATCTTGGCAATACCTTTTGTATGTGCCACCCTTGCATTTGGAAGATTTAAAGGTGATACGGTATACTACGACTCGGACGACTATAATGGAAACGGAACCGCGCACTAGTGGCATTGTAATATTTGGTGCTACTGGAGATCTATGTAAAAGAAAATTAATTCCAGCACTTTATAAACTCTGGAAAAAAAATCTTTTGCCAGATAATTTTTTGATTACTGGGTGCTCTAGAAGATCTCCTAGTGCTAAGGAATGGAAAGCATCTCTGGGAGATTACCCAGAAGAGTTTTTACATCATCTTGATTTTATCTCTGCTGATCTTGATAAAGTAGAAACCCTTTGTCATTTGCCAGATTATCTAGACGATAATACGTACTTCTTATCAGTTCCACCAGAGAGGTATGCAAATGCTATTACCAACCTCAAAGAATCGGGAAGACTCAACGACCCAGAGAACTCCAGGGTGGTTATCGAAAAACCCTTTGGATACGATTTTAAATCTGCTGATCGTTTACAATCTGTGGTGGCTGGATCTTTACGCGAGAAACAAGTATATCGCATTGACCATTATCTCGGTAAAGATACTGTTAATAATATCCTTGCCACCCGCTTTAGCAATATATTACTGGAACCACTTTGGAACAGGCAGTACATAGAAGAGGTTCAGATCTACGCTACTGAAACTATTGGTTGTGAAGGACGTGCTCAGTATTATGAAACTGCTGGACAAGTTCGTGATATGCTCCAGAACCATGTTCTTCAGGTTCTTGCTCTCATTGCTATGGAACCTCCCTGCCGTATGGATGCAAAGGAGATTCGTCGTGAGAAGACTAAAGTTCTTGCTGCTACTCGTTTAGGGGAGGATATGATCCTTGGACAATACATTGGCTACAAAGCTGAGGATGGCGTTGATCCTGACAGTAACACTCCTACCTTCGTTGCTGGTACTTTATATTGTGATAACTGGCGTTGGCAGGGAGTTCCTTTTCGCGTCATGACTGGTAAGCGTATGCCTTATCAGTGTGTAGAAGTTGTAATTAAGTTTAAAGCACCTCCACAACAATTATTTGATGGAGAAGTTAAAGACAGAATCGTTATGAGATTACAACCTCATGCACACCTTGATATTATGATGGATATTAAAACTCCTGGAATGAGTAAAGGTGTAGAACCAGCTACTTTGACTCATAGATATCCAGATTGGTTGGGAGTTGATGGTTATGAAAAACTTTTATTTGATGCCATTAATGGAGATCAATCGCATTTTGTACATGCTGATGAAGTAATGGAATCTTGGAGAATTGTCGATGATTTACTTTGCACTGGGGATAGTTGCCCCATACGTACTGATCCTTATATCTATCATTCTGGCACATGGGGACCAACACAAAAAACAGAACTAATTACTAATTGGGATTATCCAGCATGAGCACTTTATTTGTATTTGTTTTTATTGTTCTACTTGTTTCGGCAATGGAACTTACTTGGCCAGGTAGGTATCGGGGATGATGCATCAACTAGGACATTTTTCTAGGATGGTCATGGAAACTCCATGGTGTCTTGGAGTGATGGGGTTTTGTCTTATATTTGTTCCCATCTTGGGTATGTGGGCAGTTCATAAGTATGAATGGGAGCATTGGGAACCACTTGACAGATTCTTTAAGAAGTAATATAATTACTTCGTTGAGATATCAACTGCGGCAGTCCCCTTTTGGTGGGTTCAGGACTGGCGGCGACAGGAACCTACCGCGACGGAATGTAGCTCAGTTTGGTAGAGCACTCGCTTTGGGAGCGAGATGTCGCAGGTTCGAATCCTGTCATTCCGATTCTTAGTAACTAAGATATGATTTATACTGATACTAAAAATGTTAGCAAGATAAATCGATTTCCCCATAGGATAGGTTATCTTGCAGAGACTATTCCTGATGACATTTACGACATATTGTTATCCGAATCAGAAAAAGCAAAAAATAATGATTTGCTTATGACTGATAAATTAGTCGGTCATTTGGAAGAGTCTTATGATCTAATGGGAATGCCTTTTTACAAGTTTGAAAAACTTGAAAGGTATTTGACTGGATTATGCTCTGAATATGAGGAAGAATTCAATTTAATGAAAATGTATCCCATACTTTCAAGTTCAAAGACACTTTCTTTATCTTTGAAAATGTTATGGGTCAACTATCAGAAAAAGTATGAATTCAATCCCGTTCACAATCATACTGGTCTCTACAGTTTTGTCACTTGGTTGAAGATTCCTTATAGTTGTAGGGAAGATGAATTTAAAGTAAGTAGGGGAAATCCGAAAGAAAAATATCCAGGAACATTCAACTTTTTCTTTCCCAACAGTGTTGGGGACATTGAAGAAGATACAATGGAATTAGATAGTAGTTGGGAAAAAACTATCCTAATCTTTCCTTCTACGCTCAAGCACTGTGTTTATCCGTTCTACACGTCAGATGAATACAGAATCTCTGTTTCTGGTAACTTCTATCTGGATGTTCAGAACGGATACGAGACCTACTGATCCTTGACAACCTGCCAAATTTTTCCTATAATATGCAGGTAAACCAAACAAATCAATGGCACTGACGGCAAAGTTCAAAAAAGAGATCAGCACTCTTCGTGCTGCTGCATCTGGGGACATTTACCTTGATGTGAAGAATCCAAAACTCTTTAAAAAAGTTCGACGCTTCTATGAAAACTCTGGAGTAGTATTCTCTGGAGATGCACTCGATGATTATGAAATCTTGATTGACTGCATTGTTCGTGATCTTGAATCTGCTGAGGTTGCATGAAAATTCTCCTAGAGCGTTTTCCCTATCGTTATGTTGAGTGTGGAACCCTAGACAACGGATTCCCCGACTATCGCATTCAAAAAGCAAATAGTTGGACCAAACGCTACAGCGATATGTATCTTCTTGACAATCAGATGCAACTTCTGACTGCCATAGATGATTTTGAATACACAAAATGGTTAGATCCAGAATGTGTCCCTTGTTATATAAAAGACGATGTAGTCGCGGAGTGACTTAAAAACTGCCCTGGTCGGGATGGGTTTAACGACCCCTCGGGTTTCCTAGTTCCTAAAACTAGGTGGTGGAGTCATTGACCCTCTAATGGTTTCTTGCTTCCTAAAAGCAAGTGGTGCGGATGGGGTTACTCCCGCTCAGGATTTAGTTATTACCTGGTCAAAAAAATAACTTGGCGTGCATGAAAGACCTAAGAGGACGGTTGCGTAAACCGTCCTTTTTTAGTATAATCTAAGAAAGATAAACCATACATGAAAGTTGCTCTAATTACTGGTATTACTGGACAAGATGGATCATACCTAGCAGAGCTTCTACTCAATAAGGGATATGAAGTTCATGGGATTGTTCGTCGATCTTCCCTGATTAATACTCATCGTATTGACCATTTGTATCAAAATGTTAAGTTACATTACGGAGACTTAACAGATTCTACTAATATAGTCAGAGTCATTCAAAAAGTTCAACCAGATGAAATTTACAATCTTGGTGCTCAGAGTCATGTCAAAGTATCCTTTGAAATGCCTGAATACACTGCGGATGTGGATGCTGTGGGAACTCTTCGCATTTTGGAGGCGGTTCGTCTCCTTGGTATGGAAGAGGACGTAAGAATCTATCAAGCATCTACTTCTGAAATGTTTGGACTTGTTCAAGAAGTCCCTCAAAAAGAAACAACTCCATTCTATCCTCGTTCTCCTTATGGGTGTGCGAAGGTATATGGATATTGGATTACTAAAAACTATAGAGAAGCATATGACATGTATGCTTGTACTGGCATTCTATTCAATCATGAATCTCCTCGTCGTGGAGAGACTTTTGTAACTAGGAAGATTACTCAAGCATTGTCCAAAATTTCTGTTGGACTTCAAGAGCATTTGTATCTCGGCAATCTGGATGCAAAGCGCGATTGGGGACATGCAAAGGATTTTGTTAGAGCAATGTGGTTAATGCTTCAGCAAGAAAAACCTGAAGATTATGTCATTGCTACTGGACAACAATATTCTGTAAGGGAGTTTGTTGACAAAGCTGCTCCTTACTTTGGTATGAAGATTGAATGGATGGGGGAAGGAGAAAAAGAAGTTGGATTTGATTGGAATACTAAAAAACCAATCATCTATGTAGACCCTAAATATTTTCGCCCAACTGAAGTTGAGTCTCTACTTGGAGATTCTTCGAAAGCAAAAAAAGAACTCGGTTGGGAACCAGAAATTTCTTTTGATGAACTAATTGAGGACATGTGTATCTATGGACAGTAATAGTCGCGTTTATGTTGCTGGCAATACGGGTCTAGTTGGTTCAGCAATCGTTCGTATGCTCCATATGAAGGGGTATACCAATATTCTTTCAACACCATCAAGTCATTTTGACTTGCGTAGGCAAGATGACGTTGAGAGATTTTTCAAAAATAATGAACCAGAGTATGTCTATCTTGCTGCTGCTAAAGTTGGCGGTATTGGTGCTAACAGTAATTATCCTGGTCATTTCATTTATGACAACCTGATGATTCAGTCAAACATCATTCATGCTGCTCGCAAGTTTGGTGTTAAGAAACTTCTCTTCCTGGGTTCTTCCTGCATCTATCCTAAGATGTGCGAACAACCAATTAAAGAAGAGTATCTGATGACAGGTCCTTTGGAACCTACAAATGATGCTTATGCCATTGCAAAGATTGCTGGTATTAAGATGTGTCAGGCATATCGTAAGCAGTATGGATTCAATGCAATTTCTTTGATGCCTACAAATTTGTATGGTCCAAACGATAATTTTGATTTAGAAAATGCACATGTTCTTCCAACTCTAATTCGTAAGTTTCATGAGGCAAAGACTGATGTTACTCTTTGGGGTGATGGAAGTCCTATGAGAGAGTTTCTCCATGTAGATGATCTTGCAGAAGCGTGTTTCGTTTGTATGAGAGACTATAATGATCCAGAACCAATTAACGTTGGTACTGGTACTGATGTAACTATTCGAGAGTTGGCATCTTCTATTTCTAATGTAGTAGGTTTCAAAGGAAACATGCACTGGGATGCTGATAAACCAAATGGAACTCCTCGCAAAGTGTTGGATGTAAGTAAAATCAAGTCTCTTGGATGGGAACCTAAGATTTCTCTAGAAGATGGTATTAGGTCAACATATGAATGGTATCTTGATTTTGTTGCGGAGTAATTATGTCTAAAGATGATTATGCACTTCTTTTTCCTACAACTCTTTGGTCATCTGATGAACTGATAAGTATAGAAGAAAATGATAGAATCGCTGAACATATTATTGAAAATAAAGACAAGATAGAAGGTAAGGGTGCCGAGTCTTGGTTCTCTGGTATTAATAGTCCTACTAATAGTTTTGCTGCAGACTATAATTCTTACAATCATCCAATTTTTAAAAATCTTTTAAACTGTATCGATGAAAAATTAAAACAGTATGCAGAGCTTCTAAAATTTAGAACTGAAGTTATAAAAAGTAGAGATTGGTGGTGGAACGTATATGAAAATGGAAATCAATATCAAGAGTTTCATGGGCATGTACCTTTTTACTTCAGCGGAGTTTATTTCTGTAAAGCTCCTCATGGATCTGCACCTATAACGTTTAGGCATCCAAATTTTAATCATTTCATGCCTTCGTATGAAAGAAATGAACTTAATGCTGAGTGTAATTCTATAGAACCGATAGAAAGATCTTTACTCATATTTCCTTCCAATCTAATTCATTGTGTCAGTGGTGGATCAAACACTGAACCAAGAATAACCATTTCATTCAACTACGGATAACCATGCTTTCAATAAACCGTCTAGGAAATCTGGGCAGACTCGCTAATCAGATGTTTCAGTATGCCTCGCTAAAGGGTATTGCTAGAAACAGAGGATATGACTATTGTTTGCCCCCTAGAAAATATTTTGGAGTCAATGATGATAACGTAAAGAACTCTGATGTTATCCTTTATGATGTATTTCCGAATATTCTGAAATCAAATAGATTTGAATTTAATCAAGCAAATGTCCTCATGGAAAGGAGGCATGACTTTGATGAAGAGTTATTTTTAAATTGTCCTGATGGTGTCGATCTCCTTGGATACTATCAAACAGAAAAATACTTCAAGCACATTGAAGATGAGATCAGAAAAGATTTTTCCTTCGATCAGGAACTTCTAGATACTTGTAAGGGATTTATTGAAGGAGATACGATCTCTCTTCATATTCGTAGAGGTGATTATGTAGTAAATCCAAATCATCCTACACAAACTATGGAATATTATGAGGAAGCTCTTTCCAAACTTCCAGAACTTCCAGTCATAGTATTTTCTGATGATTCTGAATGGTGTAAGCAGCAAAAATTATTTGATAATGATAGGTTTATGATTGCAGAGGGTAACACAACTGATTGCGATCTATGCTTGATGTCTTTGTGTAAA